GAGTTCAAATCTCCCTTCCGCTACTATTTTTTTAAAATTGAAAACCTTGTGAAGCCTTGATTTTACTGGAAGAAAGGAGATTCTGAATGGTGCCTTTTCTGAAAGTAAAAATCAAAGGTAACACCAAAGGTAACACGAACAAACGTACGAACGCTTAAGGCGTTCTTTTTTTATTGCAATTTTGGCGGTGATACGGCGGGAAACAGGCGTTATTTAGACGGTATTCTGGCGGTTTTACCGTCTTTTTTTATGCCACAATATAAGCAAAGGGAGGGATGATAATGTTTTCTGACGATGTTCTTGAGAAAATTTTTGCCAGAAAAGAATTGCAATCATTAGATTTGTCAACGCAGTCATCTATCATTCACGCAATCGAGGATGTTTTGGAGGAGGTTGAAGAAAATGAACATGAACGGAGTTTATCCGGCACCGGGATATAGTCAGCAAATTCCTTATCAGGCATCATATGGGTATAATCCATATGGTAATCAGCAAAGAATTGAACAGCCGCAAAATTATTTTCAACCGGCGCAAACACAGCAAATTCAGCAGACACAAATGACGCCTATTGGAATAAATGGGAAAATTGTGCCTTCTGTTGAAAATATTACTGCAAACGATGTGCCGATGGATGGAAGCGTGGCGTTTTTCCCAAAGCAGGATATGTCGGAAATATACGCCAAAAGCTGGAACTCAGATGGTACAATCCGCACAATCGTTTTTAAGCCTGTTTTAAATGATATGACTAACAATTTATCGCATGAGACGGAAAAAATGAAATTTGACCTATCAGACGAGTGCACAGGGGCATTTATGGGAAAGTTTGACGAACTGTTTGGGAAAATTGAACAGTTAGAGGAACGTATTGGTAAAATTCCGGTTCCACAGAAAAAAACTTCTCAAATTAAAAAGGAGAGTGAATCCGAATGAATCTGATGCAAATGATTTTGAACCAAATGATAAATTCTCCGCAGATGCAAAACAATCCAATGGCTAAAAATGCCATGCAGATGTATCAAAGCGGAGATACGGTCGGACTTAAGACAATGGCGGAGAATCTCTGCAAAGAAAGAGGAATTACAGTAGATGAAGCAAAGCAAAAGGTTATGAGTATGTTTAATCATTAGTACATTTTGGGTTGCGCGCACAATAACCGGTTATCCCATTTGTAAATAAATCAGATGGAGGTAAACAAAATGTTTAATGGAAACGCATCTCCTAGTCTTGCTGATATTGCAGCAGTGACAGGAAACGGAAGAAACAATGATGGCATGTGGGGCGGCGATGGCTGGTGGGCTATCATTATCTTCGCTATGATTTTTGGCTGGGGCGGCTTTGGCGGCAATGGCTGGGGAGGAAACGGAGGCATGGGAGCGACAGCATCTGCATACACCGACTCTGCAATTCAGCGTGGATTTGACACGCAGGCTATCATCGGGAAGTTAGATGGTATTGCAAATGGTCTCTGTGATGGATTTTACGCACAGAATACCGCCGTTATGAACGGTTTCCATGGTGTAGACAATGCAATCTGCAACCTTGGATATCAGACGCAGCAGGGATTTAATACCACAAATGTAACACTTATGCAGGCACAGAATGCTTTGCAGTCCCAGCTGGCTAATTGCTGCTGTGAGACCAGAGAAGCTATCCAGGGCGTGAACTACAATATGGCGCAGAACACCTGTGCGCTGCAGAACACCATGAACAGCAACACGAGAGACATTATTGACAGTCAGCAGGCAGGAACAAGGGCAATCCTTGATTACCTGTGCCAGGAAAAGATTTCTTCCTTACAGGCAGAAAATAACGACTTAAGAAGAGCCGCTTCACAGGATCGCCAGTCTGCATTGCTCACTACTGCAATGTCGGCACAGACCCAGCAGATCATCAACGCTGTAAATCCAGCTGCAATCCCGGCATATGTTGTGCCAAATCCTAACGCTTATGCGTATGGTTGTGGATGCAACACAGGATGTAGCTGCTAAAAGTAGTTGCTACACAAAATTGAATAATTGAGTATCTTAATTGAGTTTAACTCGACTATGTCTGCAAAAGCAGTATTACTTATAAGCGCAAAGGGCAGACTGAAATATGTTTGCCCTTTATTTCATGAATAGGAAGGTAGAATACATGGACGAAATTAAAAATAAATTTATCGAAGCAATCAAAAAGATTGATTTTGAAAAGCTTAACATTTCGGAGCTTAAAACTCTTGCGGAAATAACTGGATCAGTAGAAAAAATGGCAAAAAAAGATTATTCTGAGCTATTGATGGAAAAATTTTCTCCAGACCACGGATTTGTTTTTTCGAGCTCCGATACAAAAACAATAGCAGAATTAAAATAAGGAGGTCATATTATGGCAGAATTTACAGGAATTGCATTACAAACAGTTGCGCAGGGAGAAGATGTGGCATTTACAGAAACTCCGGTATGCGCAACAAAATGCATTGTTCATAGACAGGGAAGTGGCATTGTTAAATTAAGAGGACTTACAAATCAGTGCCGGGCAAGATTTTTGGTATCTTATTCTGGAAACATTCAAATTCCTACAGGTGGCACAGTTGAAGCTATTTCACTGGCTATTGCAATTGATGGAGAACCGTTGCAGTCAACTCGAATGATTGTTACACCGGCGGCAGTTGAAAACTTCTTTAACGTTTCGGCGCAGGCATATGTGGACGTTCCTCGCGGTTGCTGTGTTACGGTAGCGGTACAGAATACGTCTGCGCAGGCAATCGAAGTTCAGAACAGCAATTTAATTGCAGTCCGGGAAGCGTAAGGAGGGCGGTTTTATGGATATTAAGAGAATGCACGAAATGATCGAAAAACTGTCTGAAAGCGCAGAGTGTGAGTTTGCAAAAGGTATCGAATGTGTAGATACAGAAGAGATGGGAAAAGTCACGGACATGCTTAAAGACCTTGCGGAAGCCATGTATTACCGGACGCTTACAAAATCAATGGACGAATCAGACCCAGAGCAGGTTCTTGATATGTTTGAGCGTTACGGAGACGGCAGACGGTATTATGACCGTTACCGGTATGCAGACGGCAGATTCGCGCCAAAGGGAAGAGGTACGCGCCGCGGATATGAAGAACCTCCGTACTGGCACATGACACCGGAAATGTACCGGGAAATGGAACACGACCGTGATATGGATCGTCACTCTGGCAAAATGTATTACACAGAGCCTACAATTGCAGCAGATGGCGGTATGCGTGACCGCAGAGAGGGTAAAAGCGGAATGAGCCGCAGAAGCTACATGGAAAGCAAAGAGCTTCACAAAGGCAATACGCCGGAGGACAAGGACGCAAAGATGCATGACCTTGAAAAATACATGAAAGAGCTTTCGGAGGATATGGCGGAACTTATCTCCGACATGACGCCGGAAGAGCGCACAATGACAAAAAGCAAGCTGTCAACGCTTGTTTCCAAAATGTAATGGCAGGGGCAGAAATGCCCCTGTTTGTTTGAACATTGACAACTGAATATCAGCTAGTGATTTGTGGATTTGGAAATTTTTCAAAAAGGTATTGACTTTTTGTGCGTACTATTATATATTAAATGTGCGTACAGAAAGAAGGTGCTGAGAATGTCTCCACGCACAGGCAGACCTAAAGTTGACAATCCTATGAATGAAAGACTTTATGTTCGAGTATCGAAGCAAGAAAAAGATGAAATTATGAAATTTTCATCAGAAAGTGGATATTCCATATTAGAACTTATAAGAGCGGGGATTGAAAAGCTAAAAGGTCAAAAAAAATAAGAAGTTGCCACGCTACCAACGAAAACAACTTCTTATCAACCGAGATAACTCTCTGTGAAATATTTTATCATAGAGAGTATCTCTTTTCAAGAAAAAATTGAAAGGCAGGAAAAATCTATGAGAGAAATGTATATTGAAGAAATTACCAAAAATCTGAATGTACTCAGCGAACACTTTTTAAAATGTGTGTGGATTTTTACAAGTAACCTTGCATCCGACAAGAAAGGCGGTGCAAGATGAAAGAACAGCTGATAACGGAAATCCAGAGCATACAGGACGAAAAATTTTTGCAGTTTATTTTGAAAACAATTATTTCATTTAAGCAGAAATGGGGGATTTGCTGATGAACGATATTCATATGAAACAATTAGAACAGACGTTAACCAGTATGGAAGTTTCGGAAATGGTTGGGAAAGAACACGGCAAATTATTGAAAGATATACGGCGATATACATCGCAAATCGCCCAAGCCAATATTGGCTTGGGCAACGAGAGCAAAATTGCGTTGGTTGATTTCTTTCGAGAAAATACATATAAAGATGCTAACAACCAAAGCAGACCTTGCTACGACATTACCAAGAAAGGATGCGAATTTATCGCGCACAAGCTGACCGGAGTTAAGGGAACGGCTTTCACGGCTCAATACATCAATCGCTTCCACGACATGGAACAGGCTCTGAAAAATACGCAGGCTGAAATTCCGGAGAAAGACCCGTTTGAGCACTGGGAGATTCGATGGAAACATGAAACGGAAACATGGTTTTCAAAGAACAACTGGAAGTTAAGTATAATCCTGGAACGGTTTGGTTGGACTCGAAAATTTTTATATCACAAGATTCTCGTGGAATTATCGGATCTGCATAACTTACGCGCAATCGAAAAGGCATATTACGCCAGTTATGGATATCCACCGGAATACGCTCTTGATCTGCTTGATTTCAATAGAGACCTCAACGATACGGCGACAAGATACATCAATTACCTACTTATTGAAGAATAAAAGGTAAAATAAGCATGAATTTAGAAACCACTAGCTGATATTTGGCTGGTGGTTTCTTTTTTGGAGGTAAAATATGTTTTTAATAAATGGTATTGAATGGAAAATAGAATTTGTTCACAGTGCAAGCGGAAAGCTGATGCGCTCTGATGGCTCTACCAGCCTTGCTGTGACCGATTGGAACGACAGGGCTATATATGTTTCAGATAAACCTAAAAACGTCTATTTACGCAAAATACTGGCTCATGAGCTTTGCCATTGTTTTTGTTTTTCCTATAACATTCATATGCCGATTGAGCAGGAAGAGTATCTCGCGGACTGGATAAGCCTGTATGGGGCAGATTTGATTTATTTGCTGGATGATTTGATGGCAAACATTGATTGGAGGGCGGCATAGTGGACAAAATAGACGATTTACTTCATTACGTTCAGAAGACAAACCCTGGGATGACAAGAGAGAAATTGATAGATGAATTAAACAAAAGCGATTATACCGCAAAAGCTTTGCTTTTTACTTCGGAAAACTTTCGGAAAAATTTTCAATCCCCCCTACCTTAAGAATTGGACAAGGATTTTCGTTTTTTAATTTTTAAAAAATTTTTGAAATTTTCGCCCAGATATTCGGAAAAAATTTGATACCCCCCTAGGGTCAGATTTCGGCACGAAAAACCGTTTTTGAGATTTTGAGAATTTTGTTCAGATTTTTGCAAAATTTTTTTGAAACTTTTTTGTAAGTGCAAGTTCAGATTGCACTCATCCATGCTCTGGTCGTGCTTGGTCTTGCTATGTGTCCGTCGTCCGCTTGGAAGCGCTGAAATAATGCAGACGCGGAAACCTCAGCACAAATGCGCAAAATGAGTACAACAAATAAAGCAAACGTCTACATGACATTGCAACTATACAGGCGCGCACATGCCTATAAGTCATTATATGCACAATACATCCAAAATGTCAACGCGCAATGCATCTGCTTTGCGTCAACAAGTATAAACCAAAAAAAGCGCAGCTCGCCAGACAATACCCTAGTGAGATAATGACGATTTGCATATTTGCGCGCATTTGATCTTTGCACGCATTTTTCGTGCTGTATTCCGCGGTATACGGGCAAAAGCAAGCCGGGGAATTTCCCCGGCATATTGCATTTCTGCACTTTTTCAAATAATAACACCCAAGCGCATACAGTCCATTTTCCGATCGCAAAGGGCGCGCCACTTTTCGGGATCACCTTTGATATTTTCGGCGGTTCTGGTGTCCGCCCATTCGTCCCGGGCTTTAATATAAGCGGCTTTCGCATCGTCTTTCTGTTTCTGTAATTTTTCCATAAATTCCATAATATCAACCTTCCTTTCTATGCGTTAACTTCTTTTCTCAAAATCTCAATAGCTTCTTTCTCAGCATGTTCCATGTACCACTTCCAAGGCTTTTTATATGCCCTTGCGAGTGCAAAATCTTCTTGATTTTCCAATAAATAATCCCTAACTTTCAAAAATGCTTTTTTGGCTTCTTCTAATTTGTTCATATGCTCAACCATCCTTTCATTTGTGCCCTGTCTCATCGGTGTAGGTGGGGCGGTTCCTGCAGACGGTGGGAATCTCCACCGTTTCGACTAATTTTCGCAATGTGTTAAAACAGATATAAAAAAGGCTTCCACTTCAAGTATTCTTGGATTGTCAAAATCAACCTCTTTTTTCCAACGCTCTAATTCTGCCTTTATTTCTTTCTTTGTTCCATACTGATTGCAAGGCATAGATAGGTTTTTGATTTCTCTTTCTGTACCAAAGCAATAATCTCCATAGTATTCATCATGAGCTAATACAAAGCCGTTTTTATTTGCTAATATCTTCATTTTTAACACCTTTCATTTTATATTTTTTGCTTGTCTCATCAGTGGCAAGGTTGCAACCCTACACCAGACCGCCGCGCGGGCGGTTTCGACTATTCGCAAATTTTCCGAAAGATGTCTATTGTAATATTTGCAGCGGCTCTTTTTTTATCCGAAACGTAGCCGCGGCGCTTGCTTTTCAAGGATTTTTCTGCCTGCTTAAGATTTCCAATTCCCCAGTTTCCTGCTTTTTCAAGTTTTTCCCATTCTTCCGGCGAAACCTTTATAGCTTTAAGCGTTTTCGGGTTAATGCTAAAGCATTTACTGTCTTCTGGGTGCAAAAGCTGACACAGCGGAATATATTCATGCGTTCCCATGTTCTCGCCGATATTCCAGACAAAAAATCCTTTCGGAATTTTTGTGACAATCTCAAAAACGTCTGTTTTACCAATTGCTGTAGTGGTATAAATTTTATTGTTTTCAATTCTTAAATTTTCCATAAATTCCCTTTCTGGTCTGCCATCGTCAGAGCCGCGGCGACCGGTCCGCAGCTGACGGTCATTTCTGACCGTTTCGGCTTTTTTATCTATGCTCGATATAAAAACGCTTTCTTGTTGCTTCTGGGATAACTAAATTTATAAAATCTTCTGCAAGCACAAGCGAGTTAAAAGCAGCCACAACATTCTTGTATTCCGGTTCAAACTTTGACGCTTTGGTTCTGACAACCACTAACCAATTTAATTCATTCATAAGATCTCCTCCTTGGATAATATTTTTGATTTCCTGTTGGTATTATAATATCACTTTATGTAGTGATAGTCAACATGTTTTGTCACTTTTTATGGTAATATTTTTGTTGACTTTGGGAACTATATATTATATAGTAAATTTATAAAACACATCAGAAAGGAATGATATAAGGTGCTTAAATATAAATTTAATGTGGGGGATGCGTTAGAACGTGCTGGGTTTAATATGTACAAAGCAAAAACAACCGGACTTTTAAGCCAAGAAACACTTAAAAAGATAAAAAACGAGGATACAAATATAAGTGCTAAATCATTAAATAGCCTATGCTTAATCCTTGATATGCAGCCCAAAGACATATTTATATATGAGGAGACAGCGGAAGACCTGGAACAGAAAAATAAAATTTAAAAACTTTTAAAATATCACTTGCAAAAGTGATAAACATATGCTATTATAATATTGTCGAAAGGCAATAAGGCGAAAGCCAGAAAGGGCAGCGCAAAAGCCGCCCAGTAACAATAAACAAGATAAAGCAAAGGAGAATGAATTATGATGAAAAAGCATGAGTTTACAAATGGAGAATTAACAGAAAAGGCAATGGAAGTTTACAGCAACAGCAGCTTTACTTTTTGGGAAGACGGCGCCACTTTTTATTACAGCGACAACCCCAAAAGCGAAAAAGTAGAGCTTGGCGATCTGGATGATGTAAATGAGTTTTTAGAGGAGTTTTTCGGGAAAGTTTTGAACAGCTACGGAGTTTTAATAGATTTTAACGCCGCGATGCAGTTGACAGACGACGATTTGCGCGAGGAAATCCACCGAGAGCTGGCGCCGTGCTCGGAGCAGGAGTTTTTTGACGAGTACGCGAAGCGGCACGAAGAGAAGTTTGGCGAGGTTTGGGAGTTAGCAAAAGAAAACCCGCAGTATTAGGACATAATGCAATTATTAACAGGCAGGCGTTAGGTCTGCCTGTATTTGCTTGCAAAGGAGATTTTTATGATTAAAAAATGCGTGATATGCGGCAAAGAATTTAAGTGCTCCCCAAGCGACAAAAAGGTTACGTGCTCTCCGGATTGTAGATCAATAAGGGCAAGCCGGACACACAAAGGCAAGCGGAACAAGTGGAGCGAGGCGTCGAAAGAAAAGTTAAGAGGAAAAGGTCTGACTAACAACCTACAAAAAGGCACGCCGGCAGCAAAAAAAAGCCCTAATAGTGGGCGATACGAAACAAATGTAAATGCAAAAAACTGGCACCTTATATCCCCAGACGGCAAACATTATTGTTTTAGATCATTAAATTTTTGGCTAAGGGAAAACTGCGAGGAGCTATTTGATTGTGCCCCGGATAGCGCGCAATTTCGGAGCATAACATCAGGATTAAGCAGGGTTAAACGGTGCGTCATGGGAAAACTTCCGCCGGATCAGCGCCCAGGGTACACATACAAGGGTTGGACGGTTGTCCCGACAGGAGACGACGTCACAGATATAGCGCCAGACAGACAAAATAAAAGTTAATAATCTGGTAATAAATGGAGATATTTTCTATCTCTCTTTTTTGATTTATTTTAACGTTTATGCTTTAAAGTGGTAAATTTTGTATACAGAATGGATACGAAATGGAAACGTAGATAAGATTAGTATATTCTCTCCAATACATTGTATTTTTTATCAAGGAGTAAATAATATATAATATATATCAACAGTACAAAAAATCATAAACCATATACTTTAACGCGCGCGGATATAATCTATATATGCGATATACCCAGTAGTTTAAATTTATACTTGACAAAGGCTATACATAAATGATATTGTTATCGTAAATCAAAAAGCATCCGGGCAACAGAGAGCGCACAGGACCCGGAGAACGGAAACGGAAGTCATGCAGCCGGTACAATTAAGATCTTGATGATCTCGATTGTATCGGTTTATTTTTATGGTTCAGAAAGGAGGTATATATATGTCAGATGCACAGAGAGCGGAAAGAGTAGATATAGACGAGATATACAACGATGACATTGACAAATATATACACCTCTGGATGGATGACAGAAATATAACGGATATGTGCAAGGTATCACAAAATAGGTGGTATAACTGTTGTCAGTATGTATATGACAATGTTTTTAAAATCAACCCTGTATACCTTAAAGATGATAATCATATTAGCAATCAATATGATATTGACAAGGTCAATAAAGTCTTAGATATATATATAAGGCTTTGCAATGATTATGAGAAAGTAATAAATATAGTTGGGTTTACTTTTTTTACTGGCATACATAGAGATACACTTAACGGATGGGTAAATGGCGAAAGGCTAGGCTCCACGGCTTCCGACGTTTGCAAAAAGATTGACCAAATGCGGGAAGAAAGCCTTGTAGGTTTACAGATCTCCGGGAAAAACAATCCCATGTGCTACATGCCGTCACTCAACAAGTACTGCGGCTTTAATATGCCGGGTGTAAGAGACCAGGGAGCCAGATCCAGAGCTTTGACAGCTTCGGAGCTCCCCAAACTGGGAGGCTTGAATTGTGCGAGATTGCCGGACAACTTTGACAATTCAAGCCCGGATAATGGTGAAATCGTGATAGACAATTCAAACAATTCAAACCCCAGTATTTAAGCGCCTTACGCCGCATGCTTTCGTTTAAACAGTTTAAGAAACTTAGGTTTAACGAATAGTTAGAACGCAAACAGAGAATTGCACGAACAATTAGAACAATTTAAAACAAAGGCAAACGCTTTAAGAAGTAGCAAGCAGGCGGGGGAGGGGGTTAAAAAGAGCTAGGGGAAGCCCACTACTAAGCACCCCAAATATCCTAAAAAATAAAAAGGCTTTAAAGGAGAATATGTGCATGGGAATTCCAAGAGTTAAGGTCGTAAACCAAAATGAAGATTGGCCGAGAACTGAATGCTACATAGATGGCAGGAAAATCAATAATGTACGGATCGTAGACTTCCGCGTTGCAGTAGATGAAGTTCCACAATTCCTGTTTGAAACAATTGGAATGCCGGATATAGACATGGGTGGAGTTGTTAGATTCCAATTCACACCGGAAACAGTTCAGCAGGCATCCATAGTGTTGCGAAACGAGCTGATTGCCAATAAAGATTTACGCGGCACATTTTTGACAAGTATGATAAGTGCATTAGATGATGACTTTTGGAACAGTAGAGAAACTGCCGGGAATCAGCTTGATATTGGATATGACGATTTCAAAGAAGCAGCAGAACTTATGCTGAATCGTTTGATTGGAATTGAGAAAGAGGAGAAAAATACATGACCGGAAATGAATACCAGGAATTAGCTATGCGTACAAATGACCATAAGGCAACAGATAGATTGCTTGGAAATATGTTGACATGCGATATGAAATATCTGTTACAGGAAAATTTGATTGCAGAAGATGAACGACATCTTGACATTGGTGGTATTTTCAATTCTTGCCTTGGATTGTCCGGTGAAATTGGAGAGTTTAACGACGTGATTAAAAAGTGGATTTTTCACGAAAAACCGCTTGATGTTGAACATGCCAAGAAAGAAGCAGGAGATATTTGCTGGTACCTAGCAATGCTTTGTGAATCCTTCGGTTGGAGCCTTGATGAGATTATGCGGATGAACGTAGACAAGCTTAAGGCGCGTTATCCGGAAGGGTTTAACGTTGAAAGAGCGAACCACAGAGCGGAGGATGACGTGTAATGTCAGAATGCAAACAGTGCTGTGTCACTTGTAAATATAGTTCATACGACAAAATTCAGGGCTATGTATGCGTGAACGATGAAAGCGAATATGTCGGAGATTATGTAGAAAAAGAGTTTTCTTGTCCGGATTGGGACGGATCGGAGGAAGATGAATGAGGGTTGTGTCACAGAAAAAAGATGCTTCATATGATTTTGACCGGACCGAATTTAGAACAAGCTATGAATGCATAAGCGCTACTTTTGATGGAAGAACTTTTGTCATTGGGAAATATGCTACACCAGAACGAGCAGCAGAAGTATTTATGGACATGCATAAAGCATATGCGCCTGTACAGGTAGTTTGCACAAATATGGACGAGAAACAAGTCTCTGCATTAGTTGCAGCATCTCAAAATGCACCGATTAGATGCGTCGAGATGGATGATCCAAGGATGGCAGTAACAGTATTTGATAGCCTTGTTTACTATATGCCGGAGAAATAGATTGCTTGCATTGCTCGTTTGCCAAATGGTAAGGCACCGGGTTTTGATCCCAGCATTTATCGGTTCGAGTCCGGTACGATCAGTTTTGAAAATGGAGGTAAATCATGTTGATTTTAAAAACAGTCATAACAACATTTGATGCCCTTGCGATTTTGACGTTTTTCTTGCTTGGAAGAGATAGCAGCAACGAAAAGGACGCTGTGGCAGTCTGGGGATCACTTATTGCATTGTTTCTTGTCAATATATTTGCAATGTGGAGATGATGATATGGTTTTGTATGACCCGATATTTGGTATTTGCTTCCTGCCGGAGATTTTAACTACGGTCGGAAGAATACATATAAGCAGAAAAAAACATACGGGAGAAACCGACGTTCTGGATCTTGACAGTGACGCTGAGCACCAGTCTGAGAAGTCGGAGCATCCAGTATAGCTTAAGTCCACTGGCATTCGGTTTTTGCAAGAAAAAACTCGGCGCAAGCAATTATTCGGTGTTAGTGGACGTCGGCAAAATAAAAAGATCAAAAATACTATCATAAACGGCGCGCTATGCGCGCTGTGACGGAACGTAGCTCAGAGGAAAGAGCAATCTTTTCATTCTTCTATGTACTGAATTGATGGCGCAGGTTCAAGTCCTGCCGTTCCGATTGAGAGATAGGTTTAAAGCTTATCTCGGAATACGAAAAGTTCGTATTTCTCCTTTCGCTACTAGGAAGTTTCTGTTAAGGACGGTGCGAGACCGTCCGGTGGCGTTTGCCGCGGAGTGCGGCAAGGCGGAAGAACGCTTGGTGTTGGATGATGGTTGTCCCGTAATTTGCTGACGAGCAATACAGGCGGATTCCTATTGATAGTTCGGGTGCCTATCCCACGGTGCCTGAGCTGTCAAAAATGCAATTAGGCTGTGGCGGAAAAAGGTAGACGCTTAAGCATAAAACAACCACGCTTTGGTTAGGAACAAGTCATTGAATTAACAAGGCAATGAAGGAACCTGTTAAGGGTGTTACCCGTTGTGAAAAGTCGTTGTTATGTGAGGTGCAAATCCTCACCAGCCTATTTCCTGTGATATCGCACAGGATAGTGCAACGCATGGCACGAAAAATATGATTGCTAACCGTCTGATGGCGGTTCTCGTGGATGACAAGAAAGGTATTTGTCGGAGTAAGACGCTTCGTGAAACTGATAGTCGAAAGGTTTCATGTGCAAGGTTCAAGTCCTTGCTCCACGATGGTGCCGAGCTGATTTGATACTGTATGCGTAGCGCGGTCGCGTACAGAGATATGGAGTGAGGTGTTCGCGCATTTTGGGGAAGCGGCAACGATTGGAGGTGTTGCGGCTGACTGTAAATCAGTTCCCAAGTGGTAAACAATAGAGGTTCGATTCCTCTCTTCCCTATTTCACTCAACTCCCTAAAAACACTGTTTGGCAGGTGCGTGGTAGACAGTTGTAATGGATGGGTTGTTTAAGAAATCGCACCATCAAGATGCAGTGTTCCCATAATGGAATTGGAGCCGGTTGCTATCCGGTCGGGCGTTTATTCGCCTTGTAGGTTCGAATCCTACACACTGCGTTTGCCCGAACAAAATTGGGTGTTGATGTGTGACGGAATAGGTAAACGGAATTGTCGTAGAGAATTGGTTGAAACCGACAACATAGATGACCAGATTGTACACTCCTGCGTGGTGCAAATCCACGCCACATCAATTCCTTATCTTCACTTAGTCTGGCACTACTGCAATAGTTCAGGTCGATGGAAGATGTATGGATGGTAAGCGGTATCATTGGTAACATAAAACCCTTCCGTGAATAGAAATTGCAGATTTGAAAGCGGTTGGCATGGTTTGGTATGACAAGGTTCGATTCCTTGTGCCGCTATTCGATGGTTGGTATTTTTTACGCAAAATGGGGTGTGAGTATGTATTTTGAATTTGTTTATGTTGGCTATTCAACAAAGCAATGCGTTGAGTTTCTTGATGAAATCAAAGAAAAATTAAAGGCACATGATAAGAATTTTGAATACGACAAAGAACATTTAGTGATTAAGGCTGAATTATTCAAATGCAGTGCATTACCCATATATTCCGGTCGTTTATCCTGTCTTGGCATGGAAAATGCAGAGTATATCTGCAAAGAAACTGCGAGACCAAATGATTATATTCCTTGTCCAGGAGAATGTTTGAAGATAAAAGCCATTTTGGAATATGTTTCCACAAGATTTAGAAAAACTCCAAAAGAAAAGACAGAAAAAGAACTGGAAGAACTGATTGACGTTTTGATTGAGGTGCGGAAATGAGATTATGGAAAATTATTAAAAAAATATTCAAGAAAAAGCAAAAAGCAGATCCTACACCGCGCATTGAGAAAGATACGAAATGCGATAAATGCAAATACTTGCAAGAGTGTATTGACGAGGGGAAAGTCATAGATTGCAGAAATATTGAAGATACGAGAAGCCATTACATTAAAGGTCTTGGTTCTTATGTAAAATGCGATGGTGTTGAGGTGTGAGTATGGATCTTAATGTGTCAGAAGATCAGAAAAAAGTTATTGAATTGCAAGGATATATGGTTGTCGAGTTCAAATTATGGTATCGAAAATTAGGAGAAATGATTCTTGAGTATGCCGTAAAAGTAATTGATACATGGAAAGCAATAGTTTTGTTTATACAAGAACAGGCAATTAAGGCATTCAAGCATATCAAGGATTTTGTGGAACAGCTTTCAAACGAATTGGAGCCATATATGAATTCCTTGGATTATATGGATTGTGAGAAAAAGAAATATCTGTTTGTTCGGTCACTTGGAAGAGCATATGAAGCGAATGTAAGAGGAAAAGTTATTTATCACAGATGCAGGGATAGGTGTTGAAAATGTGTGATTTTTGTAAGAACTATAGTGATAACAGAATATTCGGTACTGATATTCCTATCAAAAAGTGCGCCAATGAAACGGATTTAACAGATGCGCAGATTATGAAGAATACCGGCGATAAAGTGCCAGGTATCATAATTTATAAAGGATGTAAGGCAGCAGGCTACTTTGATATTGTATTTTGTCCGATGTGCGGCAGAAAGTTGGCGGAAGAATGACGTGTTATGATTGTGCTTACCTTGGATTTGATAGAAACGAAGTTGTAGGGATGGCTGAAATGTGCAACCATCCGGGAAAATGGATTCCTGGTGCTGGATTTGCTGACAGTGAACATGAATGTGAATTTTTCAAAAAGAAATCTGGAGTTTCTAAATGGGATTCATATTCCGAAGATGAAAAAGAACAGGCATTGAGGTATTTTCGTGAAAACTATCACAAAAATCCTATTGAAGGTTTAACATGCGAGGGGGCTGAAATGAGTTTCATTGAATATCTAAAAAATGTTGATGCAAACTCATAAGGAAGAGAAGGAGTGTATGAAGCATGATTGTCAATATCAATAACAGCACATACGAGATGAACAGCAAACAGTACAAAGCAGTTCTTGATACGGCGAGCAAAGCGGTTACCTGCGGCATATACGCCATTGAGAAGAACAAGGTAGCAATCATGCTTCGAGAGGAATATAAAAGCAAGGAAGAGCTGAAACAGGCAGTTGGTAATTATACGGCGAAAGGGTTCAAGGTGCATTGGAAATGAAGAAAACACGTTCAAAAATCATAATCAAAACTAGAAAAGGCGGTTACACAAAGATTTATGCTAACGGAAAATGGCAAAAGGGAGTGTATAATATTGATTTCCATGCTGACTGCACGCCATTGAGATACCCATACATAAAAATTTCTTGTGAATTTGATAAGTATAAGACTGATAAAAACGGTTCGGTTATTTACGACCCGGAAAAAGAAGAAATTGCAAAAGAACACGTAGTTGCAAGAATTTAGGGAGATATTGTGAAAATATCAGAAATCTCTATTATAACTGCTTTGTAGAAAGTATTGCGGATATTGATTAGATGATATTACCGGCTAACAAATGGAGTTAGTCGCTAACCAACAAAAATTATTGGCAGAGGTCTTAAGGCACTTCTGCTTTTGCGGAGGTGCTTTTCTTTTGGCAAGTTCAAGCCTAATTTCCACAGTAAATGGATATGAAAATTACATACAGGTGCATGGCATTGATGAACAGGTTATGGATGCCATGGCAGAAGCGGCAAGGGTAGCCATTCTGACGGAAAAGGATGTTGAGTATGGATTAAAGGTTTCTGCCAGATCGAAAGAACTGACGGAGCAGTTTATCTTTCAATCTACAGGTGGCACACCATGGGATTTAGAGAAATATTCATTCCAAAACAAGATATCTTATGAAATTCTGGACAAATATTACGGGATTTTGCTTTTGGAAGCGCAAAACAAAGTTGTGGATAGTGCTTTCCAGTATTTGGAAAATAAAAGAGAGCCTAAAGAACGGTTTTATATGCCAAGAAGAAATCAATTTCTCAAAATAGGGCTTACACAGGCTTTACAAGGCATGATTGATGATAAATATGACATCCTGTGCGTATCCCTTGTTCCGGGAGCAGGAAAAACAACGGTAGAAAAAATGTTTCACGCACTTGTTGCCGGATGGTTTCCGAGAGATTTCAGTCTTTTTTATTCGCACAGCGGAGATATTACCAGAATGTATTACGACGGCGTGTACGATATCGTTACAAACGCGGAAGAGTATACATGGAATGAAATTTTTCCGGATCTTTCAGTGACAAGCACAAATGCAAAGATGGAGCAGTTTAATGTCGGGAAGTACAAATCGTTTCCATCCGTACAATGTACGTCTGTTGGTAGTAAGAATGCAGGTAAAGTAAGGGCTTCTAAGTTTTTACTGGTTGACGATATGATTGGCGGCATTGAAGAAGCTATGAATCCGGCAATACTTGATAAATTGTGGGATAAATACGCTGTAGATGCCCGCCAGAGAAAGATACAGGACACCGACGGTAAGAACTGCAAGGAAATACATATAGCCACCAGATGGAGCGTACACGACGTTATAGGGCGCATACAGAATATGTATGAGGGAAACCCGCGGGTAAAGGTAATAGCTGTGCCGGATGTAGATCCAAAAACCGGAGAGAGCAATTTTGATTATGAATTTTCTGGGTTTACGAAAGAATTTTTTGAGGATCAGCAATTGTTGATGGATGATATTTCGTATCGTTGCCTTTACAAGCAGGAACCAATCGAACGTGAAGGGCTTTTATTCCCGGAAGATAAAATTCGCCGTTATCTTAATTTGCCGCACGGAGAGCCGAAGATTGTTACGGGACAATGCGATACAAAGGGAAAAGGAACAGACTATTTTGTATTGCCGGTATTACAGAAATACGGAGAAGATTACTACTGCGTAGATTGTGTTTGCGATAACACGGCAGATTATGAGATGCAGTATGAAAATGCAGCAAATGTTTTGACAAACAACAAAGTGCAGGAATGTGAATTTGAGAGAAACGCCGGCGGAGACCGTGTCGCAATGGAAGTAAACAAGCGTGTCGAAAACAAAGGATGGATATGTAATATTACTGACACACCGACGGAGACAAACAAGGAAGCAAGGATTTTCCAGTGCTCTAACTGGATATTGCAGCACGTTATATTCAAAGACCCATCATTATATAAGCCAAATGATCCATATGGAGTAATGATGTCTCTTCTTAAGAGATATTCAGTTTCCGGTAAAAAGCAATTGGATGATGTGCCGGATGTATTTTCAAACTTTGCGCTTAGAGTGACAAATGGAAATAACGTAGCCAAAGTAGAAGCGGCAGTAAATCCGTTTAGGAGGTATTGATATGACAACAAAGGACTATCTAAACCAGATAAGCAGGCTTAACCGGATGATAAATAATAAGCTAATAGAGCTTGCACAACTTAAAGAGCTGGCATGCAGCATATCGTCAATTACAAACGAAGAAAGAGTAATGACAACCCCAAATTTTGACAGGATAGGCACGAAGCAGGCAAAGATTGATGAAATGGAAAGGAAGATCGATGCACTGGTTGATGATTATATCATTAAAAGAGATCAGATTGTCAGTCAGATAGACAGCATGGAAGATGAGAATGTTTATAATGTGTTGTTTTCAAAGTACATAGAAAAAAAGACATTTGAGGTTATTGCAACCGAAATGAATTACTCATGGAGACAAACAATAAGGCTTCATGGAATTGCATTAAAAAAATTTGAGCAAAAATATGGAGCAACTTATTTGTAAAATGTCATAGAATGTCATATTGAAAAAATTATATAATTACAATGGGCAAAGCCCATGAGAGATGCGAACATCGCGGGAGGCATTTATATGGATTTAAGAACAACAAAAAAAAGAAATTGAAGAAAGCAAGCGTTTTAATTATGCATATAAAGAAAAGTTTAAATGCGTAGCTTGTGGAAAAGAAGTTGAATTTTCGCACATAGAACCAATGGAAAGAGTTTTTTGCGATAAGTGTAAAAAAGAACACATTGAAAGTCATAAAAAACTTGTTGAACGTTATGCAAAAATAAAATTGCAGGTAATGCATGAAAATGCGTTAAGAGAAATGGAAAAATCTTGTAAATGCTATATGAATGATATGCTAGATTCCATAGATTTTGTTAGGCAAATGGAGATTGAAAGCCCAGAATCTTTTTTCAGTATATCTGAAATAATTACAGCAATAATTCTTGTGGATAACGATATTAGGTTTAAGATAAACCATAAGATTTTAAATTACAAGATAGACTTCTTTATACCAGATATGCATATATGTTTAGAAGTAGATGGTGGGTTCCATGATTTTCGGTTGGCAAAAGATGGGAAAAGGGATATTGAGATAAGAAAAGAACTTGGTGAAAAATGGGAAACCATAAGAATACCAACCAAACTTGTCATGGAAAATCCAAACAAAATAGTAGACGCCATGAAACTTATGTATAAAGAAACAAAGAAAATAAGAAATTTGAATAATGGAATAATTCCATCATCGTATTCCAGGACAGCAAAAGCTTATTATAAAGAAGCTGGATTGGAGGAGTAGAAAAAGCATTGCCATTGATTGATTTATGGCGGTGCTTTTTCTTTTGAAAAGAAAAGAGGATTTTATGGGATATAAACCAAAAACAATATATTGCCCGCGGTGTGGAAGAAAAGTTGCCACGCACGATGGGCGTTCAACAATGAACATTTCTGTGGAATGTAGGAAATGCCACAAAAAAGTGGTATTTTATCCGGAAAATGGAAAAACAGAATTAAAATCTCTTCCAATCCGGTCAACATCCAGTGGGATGACGTTTAGTTAGGAGCCAATTATGAATAATAAATCTCTCCAAGATCTTGTTAAGGGCTGTTATGGGCGAAAAATTTTATATACTGATGTTGAAACCATCACAGCAGACAATATTGTCAAGGTGGTGGGAGACTGCATCGGTAATTATTATTACAACAAAACCATCATAGAATACCTATGGCGGTATTACAAAGGAGATCAGCCGATTTTATACCGATTAAAGGTACAAAATGCTGATATTACAAACAAAATAGTAGAAAATCATGCGTATGAGATTGTTCAGTTCAAAGTAGGACAGACATACGGCGAGCCAATCCAGTTTATCAGTCGAAAAGATGATGATACGATTAACAAGGCAGTTGATGCGCTGAACGACTATCTTGTGGATGCAAATAAACAGGAAAAGGACATTAAAGCTGGTGAATGGCAGTCAGCAACCGGAACATCTTTCAAGGCGGTGAGATTTGCAAATGGAGAAATACCATTTCAAATTGTTGCGCCTACTCCAATGAATACGTGTGTTATTTATAATCGGAGTACGGAAGAACCGTTGATTGCTGTACAGGAGCTTAAGGACGAGGATGGAAGATGGTACAAACTGTGCTATACAGACAGTCATTCATGCAAAATTCAAAATGGAGTAGTTTCTGAATGGAAATTGCATGCATTTGGAAGCATTCCTATCGTTGAGTTCCCAAACAATCACGAAAGAATATCAGACATTGAACTTGTCATAGGGCTTATGGATGCCATAAACAACATGCAGTCAAACAGAATGGATGGAATTGAGCAGTTTGTGCAATACTGGGTTAAGTTTGTAAACTGTGAAATTGACCAAAAGACGTTTGAAGAAATGAAAATGAGCCATGCTCTGACTGTAAAGTCTAACAATAAGGATAACAAAGCCGATGTTGAGATCATGACGCAGGAACTTAACCAGAGTCAGTGCCAGGTGGCAAAAGATGATCTTTGGGACAATGCCTTATCAATTCTTGCCATACCAAACAAGCAGGGGAACACTGGAGGAGATACACAGGGCGCGGTAGAGTTGAGAAATGGTTGGGATTTTTCAAAGACAAGAGCAAAATTAAAAGATCCAATCGTGAAATCGGCAGAGAAAAGACTTGCAAAAGTTGTCTTAAATGCAATACGCGTTAAAGATCATGATTTGAACTTGTCAGTTAGAGATTTTGACGTTCAAATCAATCATAGCCCGCAAGACAATATGTATACGAAGTCACAAACACTGTATCAGCTATTAGAGTGCGGCATACATCCTCTTATTGCAATTAAAACGGTCGGACTCTGGGGCGATTCGGAAAAAACATTTTTGCAGTCTAAGCCATACATGGGTGCTTTATGGAAAACTATTGATGATGCAGAAGAACAGAAACAAAAAGCACAGAAAATTGTAAATCAATTAAATAAACAGCAAAATAAGACAGCTACCGAGTAATCGGCGGCTGTTTTTATTTTATAAAAATTCGCAAAGTTGTGAGCGTAAAAAACAACAGTGTCATTCGGTGTCGTTGCACCGCAAAAATTCGTAAAGACATATCGGAGGTAATCAATGAAAAGAGAAGAGTTAATTGCCATGGGTATCAGTGAGGAAAATGTTGAGAAAATCATTGCTGATTACGGCAGTGCCGTACAGAGAGAACAGGCAAAAGCAGCAGAGCTTAAGGCAAAGGCAGACAGCGCAGATGAGTTGCAGAAAAAGCTGGATGAAATGGAAGCAGGAAACCTCACGGAACTTGAAAAAGCAAACAAGGCGTTAGAGACAGCAAATCAGCAGATTGCAGATATGCAGAAGAAAAACGCCATTAGAGACCAGCGCGAAGCATTGATGGAAAAGTTAAAAATCAATGCAGAGCAGGCAAAATCGGTCGTCAAAGATGATGGAAGCCTTGATTATGACGCTCTTGGAAAGATTACATCCGAAAAGGAAACCGCAGCAGCGCAGGCAAAGGAACAGGAGATTGCGAATAATTCTGAAAATCCGGGCGGCGGTACTGCAGGTGGAGAGAATAAAAAAACGGCAGATGTTGAAAATGCCGAAAGTATCAGCTTTGGCGAACCGGCAAAAAATGCAGAAGCCAAAGACCATTATGTTTTATAGGAGGTAAATTATGGGAAAACCGATTGAAAGAGACTTTACACAGAGTAAAGGAATTTTAAAATTCTTTCCTTATGAGGGTGCGGCGTGCATCGTTCCGCAGACAATGGTGCCAAGTGCCGATGCAAACGGAAAGAAGATTGCAAAGGCAGGGACACCGTTCCCAAGCAATGACGAATCTTGCAAAGGGTATCTTCTGGAAGATGTTGACGTAACAATGGGAGATGCGCCTGGAACTTATGTATATCAGGGTTCTATTGACAACGCAAAGGTAACAGCGAACGGAGTGACCGTGGAAGCAACTGCAAAAGCAGCAACACCGCGTGTCACTTTTTTTGATTAAGAAATGGAGGTATTAGAGAATGGCATTACCATTATCAGAAGCATTTACCGCAAGAAGCCTTGGGGTTATGTGGAATAATTATGAAAAAACGCTTGGTTCTGCGCCTTACTTAGGTAGACAGAAATTTGGAACCAGAAAACAGGACAGCCTTGAGCTTAGATTTATCAAAGGAAAAAACGGTCTTCCAGTATCCTTAAAGGCATCCAATTTTGATGCGCAGGCAGAGTTAAGAGACGTTGGTGGATTTTCGGACATTCAGAACGAGATGCCTTTCTACCGTGAATCTTACATGGTAACAGAGCGTGAAGAGCAGGAGTATGCAAATTACCAGTCGGCAGAAAATTCCAACATGGCAAACCAGGTGCTTAGAGAAATCAGCAAAAAACCGATGATGCTTATTGAGGGGGCAAGAGTGGTGCCGGAACGCCAGATTTGGCAGTTATTAGCACCATCTGATGGTATTCCAAGAGTACAGGTAACAATTGGCGGAAAGAGCTACTATGTGGATTATACTTCGGATAATGGAGTGGCGCACAAGAGAGATCATTACAAGGATATATCCGGAAGCGATACCGATAAATGGTCTGCATCCGAAACAGCAACGCCACTTGATGACCTTATCGAGATTAAACGTGAGTTTGCAAAGAAAACCGGATATTCCCTTGCACGCTTTAGTATGAATACAGAAACATGGGAAATGGTCCTTAAAGCGGAAGATACAAAGAAACAGGTGCTTGGAATTACTGCTTACAATGGCGGCATTCGCTTACAGCAGGGGCAGGTTACAGAGTATCTTAGAGGATACGGCATCGAGATTGAAGTTTACGACAAACTTTACATCGACCCTGCAGACGGTGCCACCAAATATTTTATTCCTACAGGAGTTATTTCAGCGCAGGCATCCGGCGTGTACCTTGGAGATTATGTCTTTGGAAAGACACCGGAAGAGAGAAGCGGAAGTTTGACAGACGGAAACCTTTCTATTGTAGAAACCGGTATTTCGGTATATACATACGCAACAAATCATCCGATCAACACTCATTGCGTTGTGTCAATGATCGGATTGCCTACTTTTGAGGGCATGGACAGCGTTGTTGTCATGAAAGTTGCGTAGGAGGTGCGGTATGATTGCTGAATACACGGTAAAACGCAATGGAAGATGGTATAAATCAGGAGATGAAATCCCGGACATTGTTTCGGGAGAGAAATCTTCCGGCGGGTACACCAAGACAGAGATTAACAGAATGAGCACTGCTGATTTACAGGCACTTGCCGCTGAACATGGGATTGAGGGTGCAGAAGAAATCAGCGGAGCGGAACTGAAACGCATTTTGATCGAGCAGTTCGGATTATAGGTAGGGAAGAATGGACGAATATACAACATTAGAGCAGGTCAAAATCAGACTGAAACAATTTCATATTGAAACCGTTACGGATGAAGATGGTGTTACTTCTGATGTTGTCGTGTTCGACCAGAAAGAAGATAATCCTTACATTGAACAGCTTATCAAGCAGGCAAGAAATGAAGTGGTAAGCAAGCGGAATTACCCGGAAAGCTACACGGATGAAAAAATATCCGAAGATTTGAAACAGTTTGAGGATGTAATCGTCAATTTAGCCGTGTACGACCATTCACAGGCAGGAGAAGCCTATATGGCAAGTTATTCAGAAAACGGTGTGAGCCGTAGCTGGAAAGACAGGGAAAGCCTGTTTGTGGGAGTATTTCCGTTTGTAAAAGCATTATAACCGTATGGGATTCCATCTGGTTAGAAGATTGTGCGTTACGTTTTGCCGGCGTCGACAAAACGTAGCAGGCGGCACACATTGAGCGGTGGTGGGCGGTGTGCCATAAAAAATGAAAGGCGGTATATGATTTGACGATTGAAATATCAACAGCAATCATTATAAGCGTGCTGTCGCTTGGTTTTTCCGTCTTTATGGGCTTGAAGAGCAATAAAAGAACAGACAACACGGAACTTGAAGAGCGCGTGAGGGAGAACACACGCATTAACATGAAGTTGGATGCCATTTCAAACAACACGACCGAGATCAAAAATGAAGTTTCCGAGATGCGAAAAGAAATCAATTCTCATGACAACAGGATCATAAAGGTGGAGGAAAGTGTGAAATCGGCTCATCACAGAATTGACGGAATAGAAACCCGTCTTAATGATGAAAAGGAGGTTTAATCATGGATATTATACAGGCGGTAATTGCTAACATGACAATTATTCTGGCGATTATTGGTGCGCTGGCATTTGTTGTGTCTGTGGTAACACAGGTAATCAAAGGTGTAGGCGTATTTTCTAAGGTTCCGACGGACATCTTGGTATTTGTTCTTTCCATCGGTATCACGGTCGCTGCGTTTGTGGCATACATGCAGTACATACAGACAACAATTTTATGGTATATGATCTTGGCGGCTATTATTGCAGGATTTATTGTTGCGTTTGTCGCAATGTATGGATGGGAAAAGCTTTCTGAGCTGTGGAAGCGGTTCGGCAAGGATGTGAAGTGAAATGCTTGAAATTAACAAGCAAAAAATGAATTATTCGCTACAGAGCGGAAAGGTTCCGGTGTATGTGACGGACGAGGATGGAAACATCGAATATTCGTCATATACCGACTCTGATGGAAATGTAATTTATTACCTTGATGAGGATGGAAACAAAATACCGAAAACAACCGGAGAGTATACAACAGGTTATGAAAAGCCTGTGGTTTTTTATTCTTCAATCAGCAATAAGTTGAGTGAAGCACTTATAAAAGAGTTTGGCGTTGACAATTCAACAAACTTTGTTCAGATTGTCGAGGACAAAGGGAAACTTCCATTGAGCGTCGGCTCTTTGGTATGGAAACGGTCAGATGTAAGGTACAAAGATGAAGAGAATACAATCGTTGACGAAAATTCGGCTGATTACATCGTAAAAGGTGTCGCAGACGAGGGATTGACGGTTGATTTGTTCTTATTGCAAAAAAATGTGAAGTAGGTGCGGCATGGGGAAGAAAGTAATCACAATGAGCCTGTCTGAAAAGTCTATTCAGAACGCCATACGAGAGCTTAGAGCCTATCAAAACAGATTGACATACAAATGTCAGCTATTGGCAGAAAAACTCGCGGAAAAGGGCGTAGAGATTGCCAGAGTGCAAATTGCTGACCTTGACGCAATATTTACATCGGAACTGATTTCAAGTGTTCATGCGGAATATGAAGGAAGCACTAAGGGCGGCGGTATATGGGCGGTAATAGCCGGTACAGACCATGCCGCATTTGTTGAGTTTGGAACCGGAATTGTGGGACAGCAAAGTCCTTATCCTGGGAAACTGCCAGAGGGTGTTTCGTGGCAGTACGCAAGTGGAAAAACTATCCATCAGATTTCAGATGGAAGATATGGATGGTTTTATCAGGACGACAATGGCGATTGGTGGTTTACAGAGGGAATGCCAAGCCGACCATTCATGTATCTGACCGCAAATGAGTTGCGTCAGATTGTTACACAGACAGCGAAGGAGGTGTTTGGATAATGGCAGGCAACCAGTGGGTATTTGACCTTGAAACAAACATTTTTTCCAATGTGGTAACGATTGCCAAACCAAAACTCCAGAAGAAATACAAAAGCATGAATTTTGAAACTGCATTTACAACGGTTGAAAAGAACCTTGATAAAGACCCTGTTTTCCCGACTATTTACATCCATGAGATGCCGGGGCTTGAACGTGGGGCAGATTTAGAGGGCACATCCGTAAATGCGGTGCAGGAAACAATACAGGTTGACGTCATTACAAACACAAAGCAGAGCGATGCAAAAGGGATTATGGCTATTTTAGCTGATGCCTTTAAGCAGATGCGATTTCAAATCACAGCAATGCCGGAGTTTAAAAACGACAGCGAGAAAAAATTTAGAAGCGTTGCAAGGTTCCGGCGGATAATCGGAGCCAACGACAGATTGATGTAAAAGAGCCGAAAGGCTCTATTTTTTATGCACCGGGTGCATAAAGATGTGCCCGATAACCGCATTATTTAGCGGTAGAAAGAGAGGTAAAAATGGCAGCAGCAGGATTGTCTACGTTAGGAATTACGTTTGGCTATGGCACAGAAGCGACAGCCGGAACAAAGCCTACATCATTTAAACAACTCACAAGAATTAACTCGATTGGCGGTATTAACATTGAGCCGGAACAGATCGACGCATCCGCTTTAGAGGATGCAATTACCAGATATGTAAAGGGGCGCGCAGATACAGGCGGTTCATTCCCTATCACGGTAAACCTTACAGACGCCACAAAAGAAGAGTGGGAAGCACTTATCACGGCGTACAAAGCGCTTACCGATGGGAAAAGAATGTGGTTTGAAACCATTATTCCAGGATTTGCAGATGCGTTTTTTGTTGTTGCGCAGCCACCGGAGCAGATACCGCAGCCGGAGATTGGTCAGAATGAGCTTTTGACGGTTGAAATGAACCTTACCATTGAGGAATACAAGGGAATGGACACGGCCGTGGCGTTTACACCGGGGGAATAACACGTCAGTCGAATAGTTCGGTTGAATCGGCTGACGATAATCAGACAACCGAATCGGAACTTGAGGAAACAGTGTAAAAGAATAGGGCGGTCTTCGGACTGCCCTTTCCCTATAAAAAGGGAGAAAGGGAAAGAATATGACAAAATTAAAATTTGGAGAGAAAGAATTACAGATTAAGTTTGGATATGAAGCAACCGTGAAAAGCGGAATTATCAAGAAAGTAGCAAAATTAAACCAGATGGAAGATATGGAAGCGGTTGACGAAATCCTTTTATTTCTGCCAGAGTTAATTCTTGTTGGAGCGCAGAAGTTCCATAAAGAAGAGCTTGGCTATAACCCGGACAATGAAGAAGAAAAGGAACAGCAGCTTGGAAAAGTATATGCCATGCTGGATGATTACTTTGACGGAGAAGATGCAGATGTTCAGGAACTTTACAATGCACTTTTAACAGAGTTACTTGAAAACGGTTTTTTATCAAAACTGCTCAAAGCAGAGCAGAAAGAAGCGGAGAAGAAAACTCCGAGGAAAAAGTAGAAGAACAGAGAGAACTTACATGGGGAACATATTGCACGGAAATCCGCCCATTCTGGCTTTTAGTTACAAAGGGGTACGGATTTACTGTGCATGACATAGACACGTCTTGTCCGGCTGATTTAAAGCCATATGCAGACGTTTACAACTTAGAGAAGAAGCAAAAAGACAATGATATGTGGATGTGGTTTGGAACATATGGATTGTCAGCGGTATCGGTGGCAGTAGAACATTGTCTTGCTGGTAAAAAAGCTAAATCAAAGTATGTAGACAAGCCTATCACAGAGCATAGTTTGTTAAACGATTCTGAAATGACAGAAGAGGAAATTCAGAAACAAAGAGAATTATTTGTGGCAAAACTCAAAATTAAGCAATCAAATTATGAGTTGAGCCACCCAAAGAAAGAAGAGGTGCCACATGAAAATTAAAGGTATTGATGTTTCCGGTTACAATGGAAATATTAACTGGTCAAAAGTAGCAGAGAACGGCGTTGAATTTGCCATTTTGAAAGTAATCCGAAAAGATTTGCAGCCGGACAAGTATTTTGAAGCAAACTGGACAGGAGCAACAGAAGCTGGCGTTCCAGTGCAGGGTGTATACAATTACAGCTATGCAACCAATGCAGAAAAGGCGCGGACCGATGCGCAAAGAGTAATCGAAGTTCTCGCCGGAAGAAATGTGATGGTATGGCTGGATGTAGAGGATAAGTGCCAGCAGAATATTGGCGATAAGATTGTCTCTATTATCAATGAATATCAGAAGATCATTGAAGCCGCAGGGTGCAAATTTGGTGTATACACGGGTCTGTCTTTTTACAACAGCTATATCAAGCCATATCTTGAGCATATTGATTGCCCGTTTTGGGTTGCAAGATACCCGTCCAGTACGCCTATGATGATTACGGCGGACGCACCGGAAGACAAGAAGCCTGATATTCTTCATGAACTTTACGGATGGCAGTACAGTTCAAAGGGATTTGTAGCCGGTGTTTCCGGATGCGTCGATCTGAATGAACTGTATGTAGCGGTAGACACGGTAAATGTTATGCCGGAGCCAGAGAACACGCTTCATAAGGTTGGAGAGGAAATCACGGTTTCTTCTTACTACAAATCTTCCACGGCTGGTATTGGAGATGCGATCATCAAGTATGCTTCCGGAACGATTACACGAATCAAAGCGGGTACGCACAATCCATATTGCTTTTCAAAAAATGGAGTTGCAGTAGGTTGGTGCAACGATGGAGATATTCGATCAACGGATGCTTCTGTGCAGTCTACAGATAAAAAGATAACGTATACGGTACGACGCGGAGATACGCTTTCAAAGATCGCAAAAGAAAACAATGTAACGGTTGCAAAATTGCAGAAAGATAACGGGATCAAGAACCCAAACAAAATTTATGTAGGGCAGAAAATTTTGATTCAGTAAAAAATCAAGGACGGTAAGGTGTCACAGCCTACCGTCTTTTTATTATGCGTAGAAAGTTGGTGCGGTCATGGCAGATATTGATGAATTACAGATAAAAATTAAGGCTGATTCTGCAAAAGCGAGTGATTCAATTGATAAACTTGCATCAAGTTTGGATAGTCTTGGGAAAAGTCTATCATTTGATACCAGTAAACTTTCAAACATAGCATCTGGAATTAGAAGCATGTCTGACGCGGCAACAGGGTTTAAAGGCGCAAAATCAAAAGAAATTACATCACTTGCCACAGCATTAAGCAAATTCTCAAATTTAGACACATCATCTTTCTATGGTATATCTGCGGCAATGAAAAATCTTGCGGCAGGAATGAAAGATACAAAAACGATTGATGCAAGTGGAATTATGAATACGGCGGCGGCACTGTCTAAAATGGGCGGAACGTTAGCTACTGTAGGAACAAGCAATCTAGTTAAAATTAAGGATGACCTTGCTTACTTTGTCAAAGGAATGAACAGCGTAGGGGCACTTAACTTTGATACAACAGGTTTGTCGAATCTAATTACAAGCATTAGCAAACTTGGATTGGCGAATTCTACACAGGCAACAGCCAATTTGCCGCAAATATCAGCGCAACTACAGAATTTTGTGCGCCAGATGAATAAAATCGGCGAACTGAAATTTGATATGACAAACATGAGTAGCCTTGTGACGTCCATATCAAGGTTAGGAAGCGTTGCGAGCGGCAGGGCAGTAAACAACATACCTTTGCTTGCAGATAACCTTAAATACCTGTTTGAGACTCTTTCAAAAGCGCCTAACGTAAGCGCAAACATCATCCGGATGACAGAAGCGCTTGCAAATTTGGCAAAAACAGGCGCATCATCAGGTAGAGCAGCAACATCACTCGGAAAAAGTTTGAACATTTTTAGTGGATCTGCGAACAAGGCGAAGAGTAGCAGCTTTAGCCTTGCTGCAGCGTTGGGAAAGCTGTACGCATCATACTGGCTGTTGTTTCGTGCTTTTTCAAAGATCAAGGATGCTATCGACATATCATCTTCTTTGACAGAGGTTGAGAACGTTGTACGTACCACGTTCGGCAATTATGAGAAGCTGATACAGGACTTTTCAAAAACATCCATACAGGATTTTGGCATGTCAGAGTTGACCGCTAAACAGGTGGCAAGCCGATTCCAAGCTATGGGTACAGCCATGGGATTTTCACAAGGAAAGATGGCTGACATGTCGCTACAGCTTACAAAGCTGACTGCAGATATGGCTTCTTTCTACGATATGGAACAGTCTGATGTTGCAAGGAACCTGCAGGCAGTATTTACCGGGGAGACAGAGCCTTTAAGAAAATACGGTCTTGACCTCACACATGCTACTCTTAAAGAGTGGGCTATGAAACAAGGACTAGATGCCGACATTTCGTCTATGACGCAGGCAGAAAAGACCATGCTCCGGTATCAGTATGTTATGGCTAATACAGCCGCGGCGCAAGGAGACTTTGCGAGAACATCAGACACATGGGCAAACCAGGTAAGAATCCTTAAGCAGTCATTTGAACAGCTTGCGGCTATTATCGGTGGCGCACTGATTAACGCTTTTAAACCGTTTGTGCGAACTCTTAATGCAGTCATGCAGAAAGTTATTGCTTTTGCAACGACAGTAACCAATGCGTTAGGATCAATCTTCGGATGGAAATTTGAGATTTCTGCCGGTGGTTTGGCAGATGATTGGTCTGATGCAGCAGGGAGCGCGGCTGATATAGCAGACAGCACTGGACAGGCAGCGAAGAACGTTGAAAAGATGAATAAGGGCTTAAGAGCCTTTGACGAATTGAATCTGATTACCACTCCGGATAATTCAAGCGGATCTGGTTCTGGTGGTTCCGGCGGTGGTGGTGCATCCGGCGGTGGTGCGTCCGGTGGGCTGGTACAGGTAGATACCATTTTCAAGGACTATGAAAGTCAGATCAGAAGTTTGCGGGAACTTGGGGCATATATCAGCGATGCGTTATCAGATGCCATGGAATCTATTGACTGGGATAGAATTTATTCCAAGGCAAGAAACTTTGGAAAAGGGCTGGCAGATTTCCTTAATGGGCTTATTACACCAAGATTGTTCGGAGATGTCGGCATGACGATTGCAAGTGCGCTTAACACAGCAATTTATGCAGCCTTGTCATTTGGAGAAGAATTTGACTGGACAAATCTGGGAGATTCCATTGCCGCAGGAGTGAATCGCTTCTTTGAAACGTTTGATTTTTCGGCACTTGGTAGAACGATCAATACATGGGTTCACGGAATATATGACACTATTACAACAGCAATTGGAAATATCAAGTGGTCAGAAGTATGGGATGGTGTAACGGATTTTTTGAGTGAAATTGATCTTGAGACAATATCTCTTATTATTGGAGCATTTGCACTTAAGTATGCAGGGAAATTTCTTACAGGTAAAATTCTTAAGGAAACGATAGAAAAACGGATTAGTGAGAAGTTTGTGGCGGCGTTTGGACAAGAGTCAGTAAAGTCAATTCTTTCTTATATAGTCCCAATTTCACTTTCCGTTGCAGTTGGGGCGTTAACTTTTACTATTGGAAAAGACAGTATAAAAAAAGATGCAGAAAATCTAGTAAAAGCATATAAGGATGGTGGATTTTTACAATATTTGCAAGAAAGCTTAAAGCAGCTTATAAATCCGTTTGAGTGGATAAATGCATATGGTGGGGGCATTTTGAGTCAAAAAGGAATACTTGATCGTTATTCAGACGGAGTTGACTTAAACATTAAGATGCCGAAAAAAGAAGATTATGCATCTTTAGATGAATACCAAAAGGCACTAAACGATTTTAACAATAATGTACCAGACAGCCTAAAAGTTCCAAGTAGCTTTGATTTAAAAGCATGGATAGATGAGTGGAAACAAATAAATGGTTTAGATAATGTGGACTTAAGAGCAGAAGTTGTTCTTCCAAACTTGAGAGAAAAAATATCTGGGTTTAAAGACGACGTAAAAGAATGGTGGGGATTAGATGTTGAACTACCCGTTCGCAATAAATTAACAACAACTTTAGAGGATGTTTCTTCATGGTGGGAAGATGTAAAGGAATATTGGGGAGAAAAAAAGCTCTCAATACAGACAGAAATAGGAGAAATAAAAGGTAAAATAGAAGAAAAGTGGAATGAAGCATCTGAATACATTCAAGAAAATATTTTGCCTTGGTTTACTAAAGATCATTGGCTTGAAATAGGAAACGGAATAAAAGAAGGTCTTTCGACTAAATGGGAGGAATTCTCTACATGGTGGAGTGACACAGGTATAGCCGTTTGGTGGAACGAGAAAGTTTCTCCATGGTTTACAGTAAATACATGGAAAAATCTTGGAGAAAGCATAAGAAAAGGTCTATCTAAAAAGTGGGAGGAATTTACTGGATGGTGGGAAAACACAGGATTCTATAAGTGGTGGAATCAAGATGTTGCTCCAAAGTTTACAACAGACAAGTGGACATTTAGTGGTATTTCAGATGGATTGAAAAATGCATGGAATAATGCTATAGCCGCTGTAAAGCACATATGGAACGGATTTGCAAACTGGATGAACTCAAAGCTTTCTTTTTCGTGGGACGCTGTAAACATTGCTGGAAAGCAGATTGTTGGAGCCGGAAGTATAAATCTTGGAAAGATTCCTACTTTTGCCGCCGGAGGATTCCCAAGCCAGTACAGTATGTTTGTGGCAGGAGAATATGGACGGGCAGAAATGCTGGGAACTGTCGGAGGGAAAACAGCGGTAGCAGGTGGACAGGAAATTACCGGTATTCGAGATGCAGTGTACAGTACGGCGCAACAGGAAATGGAATTGCTAAGAAAGCAAAATCAGTTGCTTCAAGGAATTTTGGAAAAAGAATTTGGGATTACATCCGAGCAGATCGGAAAAAGCGCTCGCAATTATGCAAAAGATTACTTTAACAGAACTGGAAGAGAAGCATATATTTTCTAATGACAAATACCGCCACTTGTGGTAGAATCATTTTATTACAAGTGGCGGGAGGGTAACACATGGCGTTGATTAAATGTCCTGAATGTGGAAAAGAAATTTCAGACAAAGCAGAAATGTGTATCAATTGCGGATTTCCGTTGAAACAACACGAAAACAATGAAATGTCTGCGGGGAAAAGTGAATTTTATAAATCATACGAACAAGAAAACGAAAATGATAGAGGGTGGGAACGCCCAAAAGAGCCAGAGATTACAGGTGTTGGAAAATTATTCTTAAGAAATTCTGTTGAAAGATCTCAAAACACGGGATTTAATGGTATATATAAATATACTTTATTCGGAGAAAAAAAAGAGGTTTACTGTCCAAGATGTGGGAGCGAAAATTGTTCTCATTATACGGAGCAGAAATTTGTACCAGGCAAAACAAAGACAAGATACACTGCAAATCTAAATCCATTTAAACCGTTTACTTTAGTAAATAAAAAGGAAAAGATTTTGAGAAAAGATCAAACATATGAAATAAATAAAATTATATGTAATGATTGTGGCTACACTTTCATATAAATTTGGATTTAATATGTGGAGAATTACGATGGAGAATAGGGAGTCTGAATCAGAACTAAATGAGTGCAAAAAGAAGTTGAATAAAGCACATCAAACGATAGAAGAATTGAAAATTAAGATGACGCAAGATAAAAAGAATTACAAATGGGAAATAAGAGAGTTAAATAAAGAAAAAGATGCATTAAAGGCGCACAATACTGATCTTTTTAATCGGGAGTCAAACGCGCTTATTCGTGCGGACGATTTGGAAAAAGAGAATATTGCATTGAAAAAAGAGAAAAAGAAATTGGAAATAAAAATAGAAAAACTGGAAAAAGAGAACGAAAACTTATTGAAGAAAAAGGATGAATGTACTAGGGATGCAGATTGGGAAAGGCTGGGGAAAGCGGGTATATAAGAGGGAGCGCAGAGATGCGCTTCTTTTTTTGAAAAATATTTCAAAAGGGTATTGACTTTTGTGTACTCATATATTAACATTTATGTGTACACAAAAGAAAGGAGATGAAACAGTGTCACCAAGAACAGGAAGACCGACAGATAATCCCAAAAATAACATTATAAAAGTAAGAGCAACAGAAGAAGATAGAGAAAAACTTCTATATTGCTGTGAAAAGACCGGAATGACACAATATGATGTAGTAATGAAGGGGATTGATAAGGTCTATAACGAAATAAGAGCAACCGAAGCCCTAGACAAGTAACGGTTACTCTTACACTTACAGCCACCAAAAGCGGTTGATACATGGATTATACCGCTTTTTGGAATGGTTGTCAAACAGCAAACGAAAGGAAGGTAAAATCTATGAGAAGCATTGAAGAAATTGTAAGAACGATACTTAATAGTGACGCGCTGATGGAGAAAGTGAATCATGTTGTGGAAATCGAGAGGATGAAGTATAACCGTGGTTGGAGTACCGAGACGGACATTGATAATTTTTCTCCGATTGGTTTTCGCAAAGTGGTAACATCAGCCATGAATTTGCTCGGACTGCAGAACGAATCCGATGAGGTTGATATTGCCAGCGAAATTCTTAAGGACATTTTCAGAAATGAAATCATAAAAAAGGATGGAACTTATTTACCGAGCCAAATTGAGCAGTACAGATCGTTGCTTTCTCGGCTTGCAATCCAATGTGATAACGAAAAATTGTTGCGCGGCGTTGTAATATTTATGGCAGATTTGAATGATGAGGACGTAATAGATCACGACGGTATTTACCGCCTTGTAAAGAAAGGCGGTGCAAGATGAAAGAACAGCTGATAACGGAGATCCAGAGCATACAGGACGAAAAATTTTTGCAGTTTATTTTGAACACAATTATTTCATTTAAGCAGAAATGGGGGATTTGCTGATGAACAATATTCAGATTTTTAACAATCCTATTTTAGGGGATTTGAGAACGGTTATAGTAAACGGAAAAGAATACTTTTTTGGAGTAGATATAGCTTCGATGCTTATGTATAAAAGACCAAGAAAGGCGGTTTCGGATAATTGCAAGGGTGTCCTGGTCGAGGATAGCTTTAAAAATAATGGTGGATATGCAGAACCTCTTATTCCGGAAGGAGATATTTACCGATTGATTATTAAAGCTGGTCAACAGGGTAACAGTAAAGAAATAAAAGATAAAGCTGACAAATTGGAAAAATGGATATTTGATGAAGTTTTACCGAGCATCAGAAAGACTGGTACATACATGATGCCGCAAACCACGGACGGGAAGATTGCATTGCTTGCACAGGGGCACACGGAACTGAAAGCAGAGGTTGACGAAATCAAGGCGGATTTGGAAAGCCTTAAGATGGACTTGCCGATACTTCCGGTGGAAGCCGACCGCATTACGGAAGCTGTCAGAAAGAAAGGCGTTTCAATCATGGGCGGCAAACAGTCAAGCGCATACAGCAACCGTGGATTGCGCCAAAAGGTTTACAACAATCTGTATGCCAATCTGAAATACAACTTTGGGGTTCGGTCTTACAAGAGCATCAAGCGTAGCCAGTGTGATAAGGCAGTGCAAGTGATAAATGCTTATCAAACGCCGTATTTTTTGCAGGAACAGATTGACGATGCCAATATGCAGCAGAGGTTGGAATTTGATTGACAGATTTTGGCATATGGTATAGAATACAAAATAATTAAAAATCACGCAGGTAGATTCAAGAAGTTTAGAACGTCCTGCAAGCCTATTAGGAATAGGTGCGGATTCGTGACCGCCAGAGATTGAAGAGATTCAGTCTTTGGTGGTCTTTCTATTTAATAAAAGCCATCAAGGAGGAATGGTATATGTTAGTAGAAATTAAGACAGTAAAAAAAGAAGAGGTAACGGTAGTAACAAGTCTTGATGTGGCGGAAACATTTGGTAAGGAGCATAAGAATGTTCTTGCTGATATAAGAAATATTCAGAATGATATTAGTAACGCTGAATTTTCAGCTCTATTCTATGAAGAGACTTATACAGCATCAAATGGGAAGAAAAATCCTATGTATTACATGAACAGAGACGGTTTTACACTTTTAGTCATGGGGTATACAGGAGAAAAAGCCATGCAGTTTAAACTGGCTTATATCAAGCAGTTTAATGCGATGGAGAAGGCTCTTATTGGTAAAATCAAAGAACGAGAAAAAGGTATTGCCGTTAGGCAGGCTTTAACAAAGGCAATTCAACAGTCTGGAGAAAATGACAGGATGCATGGACACGCATATTCTACTTATACAGATTTGGTTTACAAGGCAGTTTTGGGGAAATCTGCAAAACAGTTGAGAGATGAATACGGAATAGGGAAGCAGGATAATTTAAGAGATTTTCTATCAGAAGAAGAACTTGCAAAAGTGAAATCCGTAGAGATGGTAGTGAGCGGTCTTGTGGATTGTGGCTGGGGATATGATGAAATAAAGTCGTTTATTACGAATAAAGAAAGAAAGCTAATTGCAGCATAAAACGCGGAAGTAATTCACACGCCGGAGAAAATTGTGATTAAAGCGACCAATATCGAAGTAATCACAAAATAGATAAAGAAAAAGAAGTGGCATCTATCAAATTGGTAGGTGCTATTTTTATACCAATTTTACCGACTGTCATTTGAGACAGCCGCAAACCAAAACAGTTAGGTGGTGGAAACATGGCGTACAGCGGATGGTTGTTAAAGATTGGAAATTATACAGTTCCAATGTCTTTTATGAAACCGGAGACATATAGCCCATATGTAAATATGCAGGACTTAGATGATTATACGGACGCTAACGGCTATCTACATAGAAATGCCGTGGAATTAAAGGCGTTAAAAGTTGAGTTTGAAACACGGGCTATGCTTACAAACACGGAATTTAATGCCATTATAAGTAAAATCCGTCAGCAGTTTACTAATGCAACCGGAAGAGCCTGCTATATCACGGCGTACATCCCGGAATATGACGATTATGTAACACAGTACGGCTATATGGTAGATTTTCAACCTACAATATACGGGACGTATGGAGGTCAAATTCACTACAACTCTGTAAGACTGGCATTTATAGGGGGTGTATACGATGGTTAATTACCAATATTCAATCCTGTTTTTAAAGGACAGCGTAGACAAACAGTTAAACATCGTATCTGATGATGGGAAAATCAATATCACAAACACCGAACTGCACCAAGAAAAATTTGAATTGACAGAAAGCTTGTGTTCGGAATCTGAATTAACATTCGGGGCATGTGAAGCCGGGATGATTAAATTCACGGTGTCCAATGTATTCTTGCCAATGAAAGGCAAGTGGTTGACTGCAAAGATGACTCTTGATGGTCACAAAGATAAACCATTCCAAATAGGAAGATACAAGGTTTATTCTGACACACCTACGGCAGATCGGACGTGCCGGGATGTGGTAGCTTACGATGCTTTGTATGATATTTTATCATCTGATGTTACTGATTGGTACAATCAGATACTTCCACAAAAAGATAGCAAGGTAACGCTCAAACAATTCAGAGATAGCTTTTTTAATCATTTTGGAGTGGAACAGGAAGAAGTATCTCTTGTAAATGATGAAATGATTATTGAAAAAACTGTAGAAGTGAAAGCATCAAGTAGCGGAAGTTCAGATACCGCAGAGAAAAGCACGATAGGCGAAGCCATAAGCGGAAAAGAGGTTTTGTTTTGTATACTTGAAATTAACGGTTGTATGGGAAATATCGGACGCGTTGGAAAGTTTCGCTATGTGTACTTAACGCAAGAGATGCAGGGGCTTTATCCGGCGAATGATCTTTACCCGGCGGATGATCTTTATCCTAGAAATCCAAAGAGCACCAGCATAAGTAAAAGCCAGTACATTTCAGCACAATATGAAGATTATATTGTCAGAACGATTGACAAACTGCAAATTCGTGAAAAAGAGAATGATATAGGAGCAATTGTAGGTGATGGCGGAAACACTTATGTGATCGAGGGAAATTTCCTTGTTTATGGGAAAGGGACAAAGGAATTAAACGAAATTGGAGAAAAAACGTTATCAAAGATAAAAGGAATTATATACAGACCATTTAGTGCTGACTGCAAAGGAAATCCATGCCTTGAGGTCGGAGATGCGGTACGGTTGACTACAAAATATGAACTGATCGAGACTTACATCCTAAAGCGCACGCTGAAAGGCATACAGGCTTTGCGTGATGATCTGGAAGCGGACGGGGAAGAGTACCGGACAAGTAAGGTCAACGGAATACAGCGGAGCATATTGCAGCTGAAAGGCAAGAGCAACACTCTGGAACGCTCAATTGAGGAGACGAAATCGACAATCGTTGACGTGGAAAAGGGTTTGCAGTCACAGATCACACAGACAGCCACAGAAATCCGGTCAGAAGTAAAGAATACCACTGACGGGTTATCATCGCGGATAACCCAGACAGCGGAGAGCATCACAGCGGAGGTCAACCGGGCAACAAATGCAGAGGAAACATTGTCTTCAAAGATAACCCAGACAGCGGAGAGCATCACAGCGGAGGTCAACCGGGCAACAAATGCAGAGGAAACATTGTCTTCAAAGATAACCCAGACAGCGGAGAGCATCACAGCGGAGGTCAACCGGGCAACAAATGCAGAGGAAACATTGTCTTCAAAGATAACCCAGACAGCAGAAAGCATTACTGCAGAGGTAAACCGGGCGACAAATAAAGAGGGAGAACTTGCGGCTGCAATCCAGATAAACGCCGAGGGGATAACGTCAAAAGTGTCACGCGACAGTGTAGTATCGGAGATCAATCAGTCTGCGGAGGGTATAAAGATCCGCGCTGATCTTTTGGAACTCAAGGGTTCTATGGAGATGACCGGCGGATATGTGCATATTGAAGCGGCAGAGAGCACAGACAACTTGATCGAACTTAAACGATACGGAACTCTAGTTCAGATAGGAACTGATGGATTGAAGTCAGTAGCAGATACGAGGGAACTCACAGCCAGCTATTCGGCAGTATCAGTGCGTGATACATCAGCCAATACGATTGCACAGATGTTGTCGACCGGAAAAGGAATCTCATCCTACGGGTGGGAATCTTATTCGGACAAGCGCCTAAAACACGGTATAGAATCTCTTGATCGGGAAAAAAGCGCAGCGCTTATACAGTCTCTGCGTCCGTGCCGCTTTATTTATAACTATGACGCCGCGGAACATTACCGGCATGGTCTGATTGCACAGGAGGTACTGACTGCGATTGGAGATGAAGACTGGGCGATCTGCTCCGAGAATCCAGATCCGGATGGCAATACCTATTATGCGCTTGACAAAACGGAACTGATCGCTGATCTGATCGCTGCAGTACAGTTACAGCAAGAGGCACTAGAAGAATTAAAAAAGAAAGTAGAATGAGAAAATGGTCAATGCAAAAATTCGTGAGTTTGAGAATGACATTATCAATTTTATCAATGCAAGTGTTGATATTCCGATTGAGGTTAAGCATCTGGTACTTAAGGATATTTTGCACCAGGTAGAAGCGGAAGCAAACCGGCACGTTATCGCCGAGCGGGAGCAGATGCAGGAAAATCTTAAAAAGGAGAGTGAGGATCATGAATAAAGTATATAAACGTATCAACTGGGAGAATTACCCGAGCGATGCTACGCCTTTGAATGAAGCAAATCTCAACAATCTGGACAGTGCCACAGATACCATTGACGACCGTGTGATTACGCTTGACACAACCAAGGCAACAAAAACAGAGGTTGCTACACTTGTATCAGATGTGACATTTGAGGAATCTACCGGAATTATTACTATTACGAAGAAAAATGGATCTAGGGTTACCATTGACACACAGATGGAGAAAATTGCTGTCAACTTCGATTATGACCAGACTACACAGCAGATTATTTTGACTCTGATCGATGGTACGAAGCAGTACATAGACCTGTCGGCACTGATTACACAGTATGAGTTCCTTGATTCGGATACGGTAGCTTTTTACATTGATAAAAAGGGAAAAGTGTCTGCCATCGTTAAAGAGGGAAGTATCGAGGAAAAGCATTTAGAGCCTAATTATCTTGCGAAAATCAAAGTGGAAGTGGCAAAAGCGGAGTCCAGTATGAAAAATGCTGCAATGTCTGAAATAAACGCCAAAGCAAGTGAGGATGCCGCAAAAGCCAGTGAAACAGCGGCAAAAACATCCGAAACCAATGCCAAAGCGTCAGAGACAGCAGCGGCGAAGTCAGCCACGGCGGCAGCAACATCCGAGACTAACGCAAAAGCCAGTGAGACATCCGCCAGTCAGTATGCAGCCACAGCCACAAGTGAAGCGGCATCTGCCAGTCAGTCAGCCAGTACCGCCACAGATAAAGCCACAATCGCAACACAGAAAGCAACAGAAATTATCGGCAAAGCAGAATCTGCAGCAGATAGTGCAACCAAAGCACAGAGTTATGCCGTTGGCGGTACTGGCAGCCGGGAGGGAGAGGACTCTGATAATGCTAAATATTATTATCAGCAGGCAAAAGACGTATCAGAGGGACTAAAAGGTGGATTGCAGCCGCATGGCACGGTGGCTTTTGCAGATCTTCCGGCGCTTCCGGATGTCAATGCAGGATGGATGTACAATATTTCGGATGAATTTACGACCACGGACGATTTTAAAGAGGGCTCCGGCAATGCAGTTCCCGCCGGCGCGAATATCTACAAAACGTCAGACGGAAAGTGGGATGTTCTGGCCGGTACCCCGGTGACGGGGGTCAAGGGTGCAAAAGAAACATCCTATCGGCGAGGAAATGTCAATCTCACCCCAGAAAACATTGGGGCAGTAGCGACAGGTGGAGACACAGCGAGCAATGTCACATCATTTACAAGTAGTGATGTGGCAGATGGATCAGCGCCATCGTGGACAAACGTTGCTACACTGACAAGTGGCGAAACGCATACTTCTCTTTTTGCGAAGGTATCGCAGATGTTTAAAAACGTGCGGTACTTGTATAAGATGTTCGGGACTACCGACATATCCTCTATTGGTGGCGGAACGGTAACGGGGGCTATCTCGTCGCAAAACAAAGCTTTAGCGCAAACTGTATTTTACGTTAATTCAAATAAAGAGCATACACCGGCATCTATAGTGGCCATATCTCGTCCTATAGCTTATACTAACGGAGTAGCAGAACTTGACATATCGAGTTTTAAAATAACACCTATAATAGTGTTGTCTGTCAACGTTTTAGGATCGGAGATTACTCACGGTGCTCTTGCAAAAACGATTAACAATGGGACTGCTCTTCGTTCTGTGCTGAATAACACGGAGTACAATGGCACGCTGATCACAGTTTTTACGGTAATGTGTTCTATGCCAGACGTATAGCCATCATTCTCGCCCATCCAATTTCTACGTTGCTATCAGCTGCATAATGCTTGATCGTTGCGCTGACGGTTGCTGTATCGCTTGTTACATTGATAGTGTAAGTTTGCAAAAAATTAGCCCATATGCCCGTATCTGTATGAGGAGTACACAAATACGCCATTGATCCATATAAATCACCATTACTCTTTTTTAGCCATAAATTGTACGCAAAAGGTGTATGTGCGTTCAATTCGCCGCTTGATACTACTAACCACTTCCCTTTTGCTAATAGTAAAGTGTTTAGCTCGTATTCTATATTAGCGGACAATTTACTGCTAACTAACAGCGTATCGGTTTGTTTATAATTACCTATGTTATTTAACTGTGCTAAAGCTTTGTTTGACGCACGAAATATATGCATGTTAAAATATGACGTAAAAAACGTTATAAGTTTTTCGCAATTTAAACGTTTTTGTTGACCCAAAGTGACAAATCATACGATTTATGTCGAAACTTGCGACCGAAATGATTTGAATAATGCTGGCAAAATTTGTAAAATAAAATTGTCCGATAAGGGCACTTCAAGTTCTGGAGAGGGGGCGATGTTTGGCGATTCATTGCCCCCTCAAATGTTACTGGCAAATAATGGTAATTTTTTTGTATGGGGTTGACTGCAAAGAACGTACGTTCTGTAATGGCATTAACATTATCGGTTGCAGAGATTGGAGGAGAATAAAATGGGGGAAAATGAGTTCAATGAGGAAACAGCGTTTTACAAGGAAAAAATAACTGAAATGGTCGTTAAGTGCGACAACGAGCGATTTTTGAAATTTTTATATAACACAATACTTTCATTCAAAAAAAAGTGGGGCATTTAGTGCCCCTCTTTTTCATGCCAATAGGTTATATTGTCAAATATAGTCTGTCTATGTTCTTTGCTAAGTTTCATTAGCATTTTTAAGTTATCCAGCAATTCACTATCTGACATAAGGTCTGGAAGAATATCTGGTGCGTTTTCTAAATTATCTTCCCAACCCATTAAATAAGATGGAGAAACTTCAAGAACTTTCCCAATAATTTCTATTTTATCACTTGGAATATTAGTAATAATGTTGTTTTCATATTTATATAGTGTTTGCTTTGAAACTTTTATTTTCTCTGCAAGCTCTACTTGTGAAATACCTAAAAGCTCTCTCTGCTTTTTTATCCTATCTCCGATTGTCATTTGAGTTTTCCTCCTTTCCTATTGGTAACTTTATTATAACACAAAAAAGTTACTCGTCAAGAAAAAAATAACTTGACAAGTTACCAAAATGGAATATAATAAAAGTAACTTCAAAAGTTACGAAGTTAGAAAGGAGTAGTCAGATGGTTGATACAAACAAACTTCGCGGCGTTATTGCTGAAAATGGCAAAACACAGGCTGATGTTGCGGAAATGATTGGAGTTACGCCAAAAACATTTTATATGAGAATGAGTAAGGGCGTTTTTGGAAGCGACGAAATTCAGGTTATGATTGATAACCTTCACATCCAAAATCCAATGGATATTTTTTTTGCAAAGAAAGTAACTTAAAAAGTTACTAGAAAGGAGATGTAAAAACATTGGAAAAATCAAGATATTCTGTTTTGGATTCATCTGGAAAAGCAACGATTGTTGAGCGTAAAGACGGAAGATATATTGACATTGAAGAAATGGCGCAGCATGTCGCATTTAATGTTTTGGATGATTACAGCAAAATTCTTAATGGCGAAAAGAAAATTGATGAGACAAACATTAGATTGTCTATCAATGTTCTCAACGCCGTTGCTCCGTTAGCAAAATATTTTAGAACGGGCTGTGCCTACGGAAAGGATTAGTAGATGCAGATACTTTTGCTAAAGTTGGTTCTTCTTCCGAAATTTCTTCATTGATTTCTTCGCAGTATTGGTCGTACTTGATTTTGAAATCATTGAAAGAACCGTTATATCCACAGATTTTAGCAATAGCGTAGGCAGATACATATTCATCGTTCAAAATTACACCTCCCTTATTTGATGATAAGGGAATTATAACATAGAAAGGAGAAGAATGTTGCATAGCATTGAAGAATTAAAAGATACCCTCTACCAGCAAATCGAAACGCTGGCAGAGGAAAGTAAGAAAACATCAGATACGGAAACAAAAATTCGCATTGCAGGCGAAATCGACCGTATCGCTGAAACGATTATTAGGATTGATGCCGATTGAGTATTGATTCGATGCTAGATATGTTTCTTTCGATAGATTTTAGCTCTGAAAGATTTTTAATGCTTTTTAAATTACTTAATTTATGAACAGCACAACAATCAGAACTGGAAACATACCAAGCACAATCGCGGATGCAATCTCTAAAATCGTTAAGTGGACATTTGTTAATGGTTACCACCTCCTTATGGAGGATTATAACACGGAAAGGAGTTGGATGGAATGGACGAGTTAGTGAAAGTCAATTTTGATACACAGACAGTATCGGCAAGAGATTTATACGATTTATTATCGAAAGAAGACGGAGTTAAAGGTACAGAACGTTTTAGTAAATGGTTTGAAAGATATTCTGGGTATGGATTCGTACAGGGCATAGATTTTTCAACCCCGAACAAAAAAGTACGGGTTCAAATCGAGGGAACCAGAGAGGTTCAGCGAGAGGTAGACGATATTGATATTTCTGTTGATATGGCAAAACAGATTTGTATGTTGCAGAGAACGGAAAAAGGAAAAGAAATTCGCCAGTACCTCATCGACTTGGAAAAGGCGTGGAACACACCAGAGCAGGTATTTGCCAGAGCGTTAAAGATGGCTGATGAGAAAATCAACAGCCTTAAGGAAATCAACACCAGTCTGATTGCTGAAAATCAGAGGATGAAACCGAAAGAAATCTTTGCCGATGCAGTGGCAACAAGTCACACATCAATTCTTATCGGAGACTTGGCAAAGCTGATCTGCCAGAACGGCTATCAGATAGGGCAGAAGCGGTTGTTTGAGTGGTTGCGTGAGAATAACTTCCTTATTAAAAACGGTTCATCAAAGAATATGCCGCAGCAGAGATATGTTGAACAGGGGTTATTCGAGGTAAAGGAAAGCAACGTGCAGAATCCGGATGGATCAGTAAGGATCACTCGGACAACCAAGGTAACCGGTAAAGGTCAGATATACTTCGTCAACAAGTTCTTGGAAAGAGGTTGCGCTGATGAAGAATAGCCTGGCAAACTGGTAGTTTCCAACAAAAATATGGAATTGGAAAGATTAACAGGAGAAATTCATGGATAAACAAACGAATATTGCTTTAAGAAAAACATTAGATCAGATCGGCGCAAGCCATTCGCTCAAAGGATACACATACACAATTAGAGCGATAGAGAAATGTCTGGACGACAGGGATGCGCTTAGATGTGTTATGAAGGAAATTTATGCAAAAATCGCAGAAGAGAACGAAACTACCGTATCCAAAGTAGAAAGAAAGATCCGGAACTTAATAGAGGTCACATGGATAAATGGAAATGTGAATGCGATCAATGAAATTTTTGGTTATACAGTTTCGCCGAAAAAGGGGAAGCCAACCAATTCAGAATTTATTGCGGTAATAACAGATTTTGTGTCCTTGCACGGGCAGGAAATTGAAAGTGATTCTTATAAGTGGCGGGAGTGAAGTGCGTATGAAGAAGTTGGCAAAGGTGATTGAATTTGTAGGCGCGGCGATTTTTTTTCTTTGTATGTGTGCGGATGCAACGGAAAATCCTATTGTAGCGATACCGACTATAATCAGCTTACTTTTATTGTATGCCGGATCAAGAATTGAAGGAGGATGGCAGGATGCGGAAGAGATTGTCGAAGATCATAATTATTATGTTGATGGTGATGACACTGACTATGGTATTAACTACATTACATACGACAGCAACGGAACCGAGCGATACATGGATTTCAAATGAGTATCTTCCTTATATAAAGGAGATTTCAAACGAATATCATATTTGCCCGGAAATGGTAATGGCGATCATCGAGCATGAAAGCAGTGGACAAGCCGATGTGGAGAATGGTGGATGCAAAGGTCTCATGCAAATTTATGAAAAATATCACAGAGACCGGATGGAACGTCTTGGAGTAGAAGATCTTTATGATCCGTATGGGAATATTCTCGTTGGATGCGATTATTTGGCGGAGTTGTTTGAAAAATATGAGGGAGACATGAGCACAGTCCTTATGATCTATAGCGGAAAATCAGATGCGTTGACCAGAACATACGAGAATCGCACTGAATATGCAAAAAGCATAATGAACAGGACGGTTGAACTTGAAAGACTTCATGAAGAAACGGAATCAGACTTTGGAGAGGGTCTATAAACACTACTACATTATAATACGAGGAGAATTTCAAATATGAATAAAGAAACAATGGAAAACAACAAAGTGGAACTGGCAGGCGTGATTATTTCAGAGCCGGAGTTTATGTATGAATCATACGGAGAGAATTTTTACAAAATGTCTCTTGGAGTAAAAAGAAAGAGTGGCGCCGTAGACGAGATCCCATTAACCATTTCAGAAAGACTGTTTGATATGGAGGACAGATATTCAGGAATGGCGGTACGGGTTTCTGGAAGTTATAGATCATTCAACAAACAGGAAGGTACCAGACGCCGGTTGATCTTATCTGTGTTTGTTTGTGACATTGAGGCGATTGACTCAAAAGATGCGAATATTGATAAGAATTGCATTACGATCAATGGATATGTTTGCAAAGAGCCGAATTACAGAAAGACGCCACTTGGTCGCGAGATCACAGACATGCTGATTGCAGTAAACAGAGATTATGGGAAATCTGATTACATTCCGTGCATTGCCTGGGGAAGAAATGCAAGATTTGCAGGCGGACTTAAAATCGGGACCCGTGTTAAGTTGATTGGAAGAATCCAGAGCCGAGAATACGACAAGAAGATTTTTGACACGGAGTTTGAGAAGAAAGTGGCTTATGAGGTTTCCGTAAGCAAATGTGATGTGATTGAGGAGGGGAAAAATGAAAATAACGATTAAGAGTATTCACATCGAGAACTTCAAGGGCATCAATATGCTTGACGTGAATTTCTCTGTGAAAACGAAGATCAGCGGGCAGAATGCCGTAGGAAAGACAACGATCTTTGATGCGTTTACATGGCTGCTTTTCAACAAGAACAGTTCCGGAGAGGAAAAATTCAATGTTCGACCGTTGGATAAGGACGGAAACCGCATTGATAACGTGGAAATCAAGGTGTCTTCCATTCTGGATGTAGATGGAAAGGAAGTTGAACTTTCCAAGACACAGAAACAGAACTGGGTTAAGAAGCGTGGAACCGATACGGCAGTATTGCAGGGGAATGTTAATTCGTTTGAGATTGACGGCTATCCGAAGAGTGAAGCGGATTTCAAGGCTTATGTTTCGGAATTGGCACAGAGCGAGGAAATGTTCAAAATGCTGACTAATCCGCAGTATTTTTCTTCTTTGAAATGGAAAGACCAGAGAGATATTCTGATGAAACTTGTTTCAGAGGTTTCAGATGTAGAGCTGGCACAGACGGACGCAAAGTATGCACCATTGCTTTCGGAATTGGAAAAAGCACCGTCTACGGATGATATTAGAGCAAAATTTTCCAAAGCATTGAACGAGTGGAAGAAGAAGCAGGCAGAGATTCCAGTCCGAATTGACGAAGCCATGAAATCCAAGGTTGACATCGATGTTGCAGAACAGGAACTTGCGAAAACAGACTTGGAAACCAAAATTGCAGATATTGATGCGAAGATCAAAGATTCTGACGGAGTAATGATGGAGTTAGGACGTGAAGAAATGCAGCTGCAGTTTGATATGTCTGGAATTATGCAGACTATGAATCGCGATCTGACAAACAGGAGAAGCGAGATCGAAGCAGAATTACGCGATTTGCAAAACGAGATGAAGCGATTTGCAGATACTATTGCTTTGAAAGAGAGACGGGTTTCAGAAAACGAGACGGTTATTTCCAATGCTTATTCAGAGAGAAAAAGGCTTGGAGAGGAGTACAACACAGAAAAAGCAAAGACTTTTGATGAATTCCCATATCTGTTTGATGAATCCAAGTGGATATTTGATGAAAACAGCACCATTTGCTCATTGTGTGGTCAGAAGTTGCCGGAAGATAAAATAGAGCAGTTAAAGGCTGATTTTGAAAGCAGAAAGAGGAAAGCAAAGGCAGATGCGGAAGAAAAAATGAAATCAGAAAATATCAGATTTGACACAGAAAAGAGAAAAGCACTGAACAGATTGGTTGCTATCGGCACAGAGAGAAAAAATCTTATCACAAAATTAAGGGATGAAAATGCCAAAGCAAAGGAAGAAATAAAATCCTTAAAGGAAAAGGAGCAGGAAGCTATTGCAAAAAAAGAAAAGCTTTGCCAGCAATTATCATCGATTCCGGAAATTGCCGATTATTCGCAGAATGAAGAGTACGTGGATTTGAAAGCAAGGCATGACGAAGTTCTGGAAGAAATTGAAAAGATGAACGCCAATGGAGAGGATGCAGCAGTTGAATCCTTAAAATCTGAAAAAGAAGAGCTTCAGGCGCGTCTTGATGATGTAAATAAAATCATTGCAAAAGCATCTATGAATGTTGAGATTGATGAGCGTATTGGGCAGTTGCAGGAAGAACAGAAAGAAATCGGGCAGAAAGTTGCAGACCAGGAACAGATTCTTTACATGTTGGAAGAGTTTATTCGTTTCAAACTGGATAAGGTTTCTGAAACCATCAACAGTCATTTCAAGACCGTAAATTTCAAACTTTTTGAAATGCAGTTAAATGGCGGCATGAAAGATTGCTGTGAGTGTACTGTAAATGGCGTTCCGTATTCGACTTTGAACAGTGGTCACAGAATTGTAGCAGGACTTGATATTATCCGTTCTCTTAGCGAGTTATACGGTGTGAGCGTACCGATTTTCGTAGATAACGCAGAATCACTGAATGAGTTCAATGTGCCGGATATGGATGCACAGTTAATCCTTTTGAGTGTATCAGCGGACAAGCAGTTGAAAGTGGAGGGTGTTTAAATGGGAGAAGTTATCAAATCTTACAAAGGATTTAACAAAAATATGACTTGTCGTGGCTTTCAGTACGAAGAAGGAAAAGAGTATGAGGAAGAAATCGTAGAAGTTTGCGATCATGGATTTCACGTTTGCGAGTATCCGCTTGATTGCTTGAATTATTATTATCCAAATGAAAGCGTATACCACGAGGTAGAGCAGAGCGGAGAAATCCAGGAACATAATGATGATACTAAGGTAGCATCTACAAAAATTAAGATCGGAGCAGAAATTAGCATTGCGGGTCTTGTTAAAGCTGCAATCGAATATACAGTAAAACGTGTAAAAAAGGACGCTGAAAGCGATGAAAAGCATGGAGCATCCTCGGCAACCGGATACTGTGGAGCATCCTCGGCAACCGGATACAA